ATGCCCGCCATCCTCCTGATCCCGCCATCCGCCGAGCCGTGGTCGGTGGCGGAGGCCAAAGATTTTCTGCGCGTCGAGCATGACGACGACGACGCGGTGATCGCGGCGCTGGTCGCGGCGGCGCGCGGCCATGTCGAGGCCTTGAGCCGGCGTGCGCTGCTGGTGCAGCGCTGGCGCTTCGTGCTGGATGCGTGGCCGGCGAATGGCCGGCTCGATCCGCGGATGGGGCCGCTGCGCAGCGTGATCGCGGCGCGGGTGTTCGATGCGGCGGGCAACGCCCACAGCATCGATGCCGCAACCTTCGTGGTCGATGCCGCCGCCAACATCATCGCGTCGCCGTGCTGGGCGCTGCCGCTGCCGGGCCGCGCGACCGCAGGCGTCGAACTCGACGTCGAGCTTGGCTATGGCGCGCTCGCAACCGATGTGCCGGATGCCCTGCGGCATGCCATCCGCATGCTGGTGGCGCACTGGTACGAGAACCGCGGGCTTGCCGCGATCGGCGCCAATGTCGCGATGCTGCCGGCCGGCGTCGGTGCGCTGATCGGACTGTACCGGGTGCTGTCGCTATGATCGATCCGGGACAATTGAAGACGCGGCTGCAGATCCAGGCGCCGGTCGAGACCGATGACGGGCAGGGCGGCGTCGCGCGCAGCTACACGACCCTGACGACGGCATGGGCGCAGGTGACGCCGGTTTCTTTGCGTGGAAACGGCACGAACGTCGAAGCCGATGCCGAGGGCGCGACCGCGAAATACCGGATTCTCCTGCGCAGCAACTTTGTCCTCACGTTGCAGCACCGGCTGGTCGACGGCGCGCGCATCTATCGTATCGCTGCGATCCGCGATGCCGACGACCGCCGCTGCATCGCGGTGGATGCGGAGTTCCGGGTGGAGTGACGAACTCTCGTGTCCCGGGCGCGATGCAGCGCGTAGCTCTTGCGAAGCGCTGCTTCGCAGAACCGGGACCGTACCAGACGCCGGCGTTCGTTACGGCCCCGGCTCTGCAGCGCACCGCTTCGCGAAGAGCTACGCGCTGCGCTGCGTCCGGGGCACGCAATCATTTCTACAGGAACCCCCCATGCCATCCGCCCACGTCGCACTCCGCTCCGCCATCCACGACGCGCTGATCGCCGACACCGCGCTCACCTCCGCGCTTGGCGGTGTGCACGTCTATGACGAGCCGCCGCGCAATGCGGCGTTTCCCTATGTCACGCTCGGCGAGGCGCGCATCGTCGATGCCTCCGCCGACGACGGTCCGACGCAGGAGCATCAGCTGACGCTGCATGCGTGGTCGCGGCAGGGCGGCCACAAGCAGGCCCATGTCATCACCGGCGCGCTGCTGCAGGCGCTCGACGATGCGCCGCTCAGCCCCGACGGGCACCGGCTGGTCAATCTGCGGTTTTCCATCGCCGACATCAGGCGCGAATCCGACGGCCGCACCTATCACGCCTTGGTGCGGTTTCGCGCCGTCACCGAACCCGCAAGTTAAGGAGCAGCCCATGGGCGCGCAAAAAGGCAAGGACCTGTTGCTCAAGATCGACGGCGGCGCAGGTTTTGTTACGGTGGCGGGCCTGCGCAGCCGCAGGATCGCCTTCAACGCCGAACTGGTCGACATCACGCATGCGGAGTCGGTCGATCGCTGGCGCGAACTCCTGGCCGGCGCCGGCGTCAAGCGCGCCTCGATCTCGGGGCGCGGGCTATTCAAGGACGCGAGCTCCGACGCGCTGGTGCGGCAGGCGTTCTTCGACGGCGCTGTGAACCAGGCCCAGGTGATCGTGCCGGATTTCGGCACCATCGAAGGCCTGTTCCAGATTTCCGCGCTCGAATTTGCCGGCGAGCACAATGGCGAAGTGACGTTCGACCTGTCGCTGGAGTCGGCGGGCGCGCTGACGTTTACGGCGGGGTGATGCGCTCGTGCCCCGGACGCAGCGCAGCGCGCCGTTCTTCACGGCGTGGTGCGCTGCAGAGCCGGGGCCGTAACGGACGCCGGTGCTTGGTACGGTCCCGGTTCTGCGAAGCAGCGTGAAGAACGCTGCATCGCGCCCGGGACACGAGAGCGGAGCAGGAGGAAAAAACCATGCCCAACAAACACCGCGGCGAGATCGAGGCCGAGCTCGGCGGCGACCGGCACACGCTGGTGCTCACCCTGGGTGCGCTGACGGAGCTGGAGTCCGCATTCGCGGCGGGCGACCTGGTGGCGCTGGCGGAGCGTTTTGGATCGGGGCGATTGTCCGCGCGCGACCTCGTGCGCATCATCGCCGCCGGCCTGCGCGGCGCGGGCGAAACTGTCAGCGACGATGAGGTCGCGGCGATGACGGTGGACGGCGGCGCCGCCGGCTATGTGCGGATCGCAGCCGAACTGATCGCCGCCACCTTCGAAGACACGTCAGCGCCGGCGGCATGATACGGCCGTTTCCATGGGACGCGGCGATGCAGTTTGGATTCGGCGTGCTGCATCTGTCGTCCGATGCATTCTGGAAGATGACGCCGCGCGAACTGGCGCATGCCATCGCCGCGGTGCGCGGCCGTGTGCCCGCGCCGATCGAGCGCGGCGATTTCGATGCACTGATGAAGCAGTTTCCGGACGGTGTAGTTTGCGTGCCCCGGACGCAGCGCAGCGCGGAGCGGTGCGCTGCAGAGCCGGGGCCGTAACGGACGCCGGTGCTTGGTACGGTCCCGGTTCTGCGAAGCAGCGTGAAGAACGCTGCATCGCGCCCGGGACACGGTGGCTGGGTGGATAGAAGAGACAACTCATGGCTGACAGCACCGATCTCCTCAGCACGTCGAGCACGCTCGACAGCCTGAGCCTGAAGACCAAGGACCTCACCGCCAGCGCCAGCGGATTTGCGCGCGCGATGACGCAGGCATTTGCGGCCTCGGTCACCGGCGGCAAGCAATTCGACGACGTCCTGAAGTCGCTGGCGCTGCGCATCTCCGATCTCGCGGTTCGCCTCGCCTTCAAGCCGCTGGAGAAATCGCTGACCAGCGGCATCTCCAGCCTGCTGTCGGGATTGACCGGCAGCGCGGGCGGCGGCGGGTCGGCATCGCTGGCGGCGGCCTCCGGCGCGATAAAACCGTTCGCGGCCGGCGGCGTGATCGGCACGCCGACGTATTTTCCGCTTGTGGGTGGCGGTGTCGGTCTCGCCGGCGAAGCCGGACCGGAAGCGATCATGCCGCTCAGGCGCGGCCCCGACGGCCGGCTCGGCATCGCGGGCGGTGGCGGCAACACCATCAACGTGCAGATCGCCACCCCCGACCTCGACAACTTCCGCCGCTCGGAGAGCTACATCACCGGGCAGATCGCGCGTGCGGTAGCACGGGGGCAGCGGAGTTTGTGAACTGTGTCCCGGGCGCGATGCAGCGTTCTTCACGCTGCTTCGCAGAACCGGGATCGTACCAAGCACCGGCGTTCGTTACGGTCCCGGCTCTGCGGTGCACCGCAAGAGCGCTGCACCGCGTCCGGGACACGAGGATGTTACATCCATGGCCGCCTTCCACGAAATCCTGTTCCCCCTCGACATCGCGCTGCGCAGCGCCGGCGGGCCGCAGCGGCGCACCGAACTGGTCAGCTTCGGGTCCGGGCGCGAGGCGCGCAATGCGCGCTGGGCGGATTCGCGGCGCCGCTATGACGCCGGCTACGGCGTCAAGACGCTGGAGGCGCTGCAGGCGGTGGTGGCGTTCTTCGAGGAACGGCGCGGGCAACTCTATGGCTTCCGCTGGCGCGACCGGCTCGATCATGCCTCGTCAGCGGCGGGCGCGCCGGTCGCGCCGCTCGACCAGGGCATCGGCATCGGCGACGGCGTAACGGCAACGTTTCAACTGGTGAAGACCTACGGCGCAGGCTTTGCGCCCTATCCGCGCGAGATCAACAAGCCAGTGGCGGGCAGCGTGCGCGTCGCGGTCGCCGGCAGCGAACTTGGCGGTTCGGCGTTCAGCTGCGATGCGACCACGGGCGTGGTCACGTTTCTCGCCGGGCATATTCCGCCCGTCGGCGCTGCGATCACCGCGGGGTTTCTGTTCGACGTGCCGGTGCGGTTCGACACCGACTATCTCGAAGTCGATCTCTCGGCGTTCGCAGCGGGCGCGATCCCGAAAATTCCGCTGGTGGAGATCAGAGTATGAATTACCGCTGTCGTCCCCGTTGGCGGGGACGACAGCGGAGAAGGTTGAACCGATGCGCCCCATCCCCTCCGCCGTCCAGACAAAGCTCGACTCCGGCGTCACCACGCTGGCACGGTGCTGGAAGCTTGCGCGGCGCGACGGCGTGGTGATGGGGTTTACCGATCACGATCGTGACCTTGTCGTTGGCGGCGTGACGTATCGCGCCGGCACTGGCTTCACCTCATCGGAAGCAGCCAGCCGCTTCGACCTCTCGGTGGATGGCGCGGAAATCTCCGGCGCGCTCGCGGATGATTCCCTCACCGATGCCGATCTTGCTGCCGGGCGTTACGACGCGGCGCAAGTCGAGACCTGGCTGGCGGACTGGAGCGATCCGTCGCTCAACGTGCTGACCGCGCGCGGCACGCTCGGCGAGGTCAGGCGCGAGGGACAGGCCTTCGTCGCCGAGCTGCGCGGGCTTGCGGATCTGTTGTCGCAGGAGAGCGGGCGGCTCTACACCGCCCGATGCGGCGCCGATCTCGGCGATGCAAGGTGTACGGTCGATCTGACCAATCCGGCGCTGCGCGGCACAGGCGCAGTTGCTGCTGTCGAGGGCACCTCGATCTTCGTTGCCTCGGGCCTTGATGGTTTTGCCGAGGGA